CCTTGATTTCAGGGAGGAGTTAATTGATTTAATCAAAACTCCTGAATTCAAATCATTAAATGATAGAATTCATTTCAACAGGTTCTTTGAGCCTGAGGAGAAAGCAATCCTTCTTACAAAGAAGGGCACTGCGAAGTTCCGCAGTAAACCGCAATCAGCATTGGGCTATGCCCCTGCTATTGTCGGCTCAACCGCAGAGTTGGTAAAGGCTGCTTGCATCCGTAACTCTGATGGATCATCATATTATGATGATCTAATCCAGTTAGGTGACCTGATTGGATCGTATTCGTTTCCTTCTATGAAGGCGATACGTCAAGAACCAGTACCTGGATTTCTTGAAGCAGAGATGCGACGTCACGTCGTCATCCCGTCACCTGGATTTAAATCCAGAGTGATTGCCGTCGGTGATTATTATACTCAGTATATGTTATCACCTATACACAAGTGGGCTTTTAAAGTCCTCTCTCAGATCCCATCCGATTACACCTTTTCTCATGAAAAGGGTTTTCGTAGATTATCCGAGTTTACTCGTGATAGTCAGTACGTTGCTTGCTTTGATTTATCAAACGCAACTGACGCTCTCCCAGTTAATCTAACTGAGGAGATCCTCCGTTTGGTTTTACCAAATGGAGAGGCTATTGCTCCTTTATGGAAGCGAGTTATGATAGGACAGCCATTCCATGGCTACTATTACCGGATAGGTCAACCCATGGGGTTGCTATCGTCTTGGGCTGCTGGTCTTGCTCTTACACATCATTTTATAATGTGGATTGCAGCAAGAAAAGGAGGGAATTCTCTTTTTAAAGAGGTCCTTCAGAATCCACAAGACTTTTATGGTCTTGTGGGGGATGATGTTTACATCAAATCCCCAGCCCTCGCTCATTATTATTCAATAATAATGACCGCTCTTGGAGTTAAGATTAATCTCTCTAAGAGCCTCTTCGTTTCTGAGAACCGAAGAGTAAGTGAATTCGCTAAGCGAAATTCATTTAACGGATTGGAGATATCTGCGATATCTCCTGGCCTTATTGTGAAATCTTTTAAAGATTATTCACTGGCCAGAGAACTAATTTTAAAATTTCGTTCTCTATGTACTGATAATAGTATTCCTAGCTTCGACGAGGCAGCGTTAGTAGAAACCTACAAACGTTTCTCTTCTTCATTTATGAAGAAGGCGATAGGTATATTATCCACCATACCAGTTTGTTATGCTGGTCTAGGCTCTATGAACCTACGTGGATCGATACCACCGCGTGTGAGATTTAAATTTCTCACGTTGAAGGTTCGTGCACTCTTAGAGTACACCTTCCGTGGTTTGTACATCGGCACCAACAACCAAGATTCATTTAATGATCTTGTTCATTGGCTCCTTTTGGACGTTGTCCAGGAAGGTACCTTCCATAGAACTCAGTTCTATGAGTTTATTAAGAAGCAAAAATTGATTACCGAATCTCTTGTAGATGGTAAATCAATTAGCAAAAACATTTTAATGTCTAAGCTCTCCCATTTAGCCTACGCCTTTATAAAAGACGAGATTAATGAAGCAGATTTTCAACCTCTTGAGGATGATATCTTGCTGACTCTTGAAGCTTATGACCTTGAGCAGACTTGGTCTGCTAAGGCTGTCTCACGCGCTGAAACTAAGTTTCTCGCATATAGAGTTTTTAAAACTCTCGCTAAGCTTGAGTCTGTGACTGATGCCTTAGCCGTACTTGATGCAGACCTTTTTAGATTTGCACAAAAGTATGATTTGAACAACTCCGTATCTCTTGATGCCCTTAGGGGCCAGAGATTCTCATCCTTTGGTGAGATCGAGGAGTGAGCTACCCGGCTGTACTATGTACATCTTGGTTATACATTTATGTATAATTCTCATGGTC